TTCTGCCGTTTTTCTTGTTTATTATTTTGTAGTTATCCATTTTTTTAGTTTTTAAATTAAGTTGATAAATGCACTTGCTATCCCTCCAAAGAATACAACTGAAAAAAATATAGTTGTTATTAGTTCGGCTGTGTTTGTGTTTTGTGTTTTTGCTTTCATAGTGTTTATTTTTGTTTTATGGGGGTTTTTAAATCCCTGTGTTTAATTTAATAGTTTTGAGTGCTTGAGTTTCTGACTCTTATTGTTGATAGTTTGAACTTATTTTTTCTTTGCATTTCGTTTTTTGCTCCATAATAAGCGACTGTCTTTTTTTGTCCTTTGATTTCTACATCATTAATGATTCTATCTAATATAAAATCATTTCTAAAGTTTTCTTCCTGAGTGTGCTTTGTTTTCATCTTGTTTATTTTTTAAATTAATATGATGCAAATATAATAACCTTTTTAACATATCACACAATAATGTTAAAAAAGATTTATTTTTTTTTTACTCTAGTAAAAGTGCTATTTTTTAAAGTTTTTTTAAAATAATGTTTTTTTTATGCTCTTTTTTTAGTCGTTTTTTTGGTGCTTATATTGAAAAAGTGTTTTTTTATATATTGTATTTATGTTCTTTTTGTGTTTCGGTTGATCGTTCAATTTTTAAAGTTTAAAATTTACAATAATAGAAACGGGTGTGCGAATAACAAAATAATTTAATTATACTAATATTTTAAAAGAAAGTTATTAACAATTTTTTATTATGTTAAATTGTCTAAATAATAAATATTATGTTAAATTCTGAAAAATCTCACTCAAAATCTCCTAGCCAACAACCCTAGCAGTTTCAGGGCAGTTTCAGGGCAGTTTCACCGAGCAGTTTCGGTGGCAGTTTCAAAACAGAAACAGTTTCAAGAAAAGTTTTTAAGGAATTTTCATATACCAATCAAGGACATCCATGCATTCTTCAAGTCCTTTAACTACTTTAGCGTAGTAACCTTCTTCATTGAGATCAGCAACCCATTGCTTTTGTTCTTTGGATGGATAGCAGGTCTTATCTGCTTTAATCTCTAGGAATAGTCCTGCATACTCACTATTGACTTTACATATTTGCATATCAGGAAAGCCTTTAACATAGCCAGTTTTCTTGGCTAGTATTGCTTGTTTCATAGAGGTTCTTATTCCACCTAATGAGGCACAGTATCTTAAATCAGGGTATTTATATTTTATATAGGTGCAGAATGATGATTGGACTAATGCTTCTTTTTTCATAGCCATACCCCCTATGCCCCCTTATGCCCCCTATGCTTACCCCCTATCCCCTTATCAGTATAGGTCTTACCCTTTATTAGTTGGTACATTAAAGGTTGAGATACTTTGTATTTCCTAGCAAGAGATGATATGGTTATCTTCTGAGTTGCATTAGTATATTCTTTTCTAATTGCATTGGCTTCTTCCACAGTAAACTTTCTTCTGGAGTAACCTCCACCTCTACTATCTTTTCTATCTTCTAATCTTATCTTTCTAATCTTTGGCATAATCTAATATTCATCTTCAAACCTATCAGTAGTTTCACCATATTGATTTTCAATATCAATACTTGTAATTATAACATCTACTTTGTTTGGATTTTTTTTATTTATATAACAAATTCTGTCTAGTAATTCTTGATCTTCTTCAATCTCTTTTGTGTTAGATGTAAGAACGAATGTATCTAATATACCTGTAACTGCTTTCCTAGTTAAAGTTTTTTTATTCTTTATCTCGTAAGATACAAATACTCTAAAGATTGGTTTTTTCATTTTTAATTTTATCTAACTCAAACTCTAAGTGGTTAATAGCCTTCTGTATGCAATCAACACTTGTTTCGTGCTTACGCTTTGCTCTCAGGAGATATGTAGTGGCAGTACCGATATTGTATGATAAATCAAAATCTTCTACAACTTTCCTAGCCTCATATCCATAAACTCTACCAATGTAATAGTTTGGAGTTTTCTCTTTACTATAATCTATTTTACCACCACTCCATTTATTATCTTTATCTTCTACCACTTCATCTTGCCAAGTATTAGTAGGTGTCCACCCATTCCTACCTTTATCGTAATAATATTTATTGTGTTTTGTCATCTAATTTATCTATATTTTTTTCTAAACTATCATTCTGTTGTCTTGCTATCTTACCCTCAACATAAGATAAAGCAAATATATATAAAACAACCAAACCAATAATCATGCTTGTACCAATAATTGCACTATTCATTTTCCAAGAGGTTTAGCAACTGATGTGAGGTATATATCCTATCCTTACCACTATAATTTTCATATATCATTGTAAAGTTATCATTCTTCCAAGTCCATAAACTCTTAACTTTACTTTTAATATGGGATTTCAACACCCACTTAATTGTTTTGTAATTTCTTTTTTCCATATTATTTTTCATTTTTATACCAAACTCCATATCCTGGTGCTTTTCCAGTAAGTGGAACTTTTTTAAGTACAACTAATTTTTCTTCTTCTCCCTTTTTATACTTAGGATTCTTACTGTTTAATTTTCTTTTTTTCATATCTATTGTTTTAGTTTAATTAGGACAATAAGTTTGGTGGGACACTAAAAAACAAAGAAATTTAACCATTATTAAAATTATTATTTTACCCACCATACTCATCATCTATAAATTCAGAATAGAAATAACCCTCTAAAATACAACCGATTAGAACTACTCCCCATATTATCAATATTGTTTTCATTTGTCAAAGATATAAAAATAATTCAATTTTATACAAATTAATTCCTAAAACTTTTACCCTTGATAATCACTACTTTACACTTTCTCAACCTATCTAAGGTTCTTTCATCATATCTTTCTTTAAGTGCTTGAGGTGTTAAATTTGTAGTGATTAGTAATGTTTTAGAACTATCCTCAGCATAAGATATTGCATCAGCAACTGCATCTATCTTAGTACCATAATCATTTTTGATACTCTCAGTTCCTAGATCATCAATAATTATGAATGGTGCTTTGTTTCTATCCACCACACCTAATTCTTTTGCAGGAACGCTTCTTAATATCTTATTTGTTCTTGTTCTGAATATAGCAGGTATTACATAATTTAATATAGTTGATTTACCTAATCCACATTCTCCCATCAACATTAAACCTCTACCTTGTGTATCTACCATCCAGTCAATAATCTCATCATAAGCAGGTAAATGCTCATACTTTTCAACTGTTCTATCGTAATATTCAAAAGACTTAATGAACATTTCTTTTATTTCTTCTCTTGATCCAAGTTTATATCTATTGTAAACTTTTGGCTGCAGGAAGTCTGCATTTTTAAATGTATCTTCTATTGTTCTCATAGTTTAAAATTTACCATCACCATAATCTCCTCCTTTCTGATGTCTGTGTGATGTAGTGTTATTAGTTTTATTTTTTCTTTTCTCCCAAGTTCTTATACAGGCTTTCCAATCTTTCATTTTGTTTTTACCTACCATCCAATTTTTACTCTCATAGAAATCAAAAAAAGTTTCTGAATCAATGCCATTATTTCTTTCTAAACAATATTCTTTAATATCATTAACTTCTGGTTTTTTAAAAGAAACCCCTTTATTATTAATATGTTTATCTTTAGATAAACTAATACTATCTTTAAAGTTTTCTTTAATACCCCCTTTAATAATTCTTATATACCTCCTATCAATTTCTTTAGTACCTCCTTTGTATGTATAATAGGTTGATACATAGCCATTTGCAACTAATTCGCTTACCCATTTAGAAATAGTAACAGTACTCTTACCATAAAGATTAGAAAAGTATTTATTTGTAGCAAAGCACTCACCATTAATATTAAGTAGTGCAGTTATTTCAGCATATAATAATTTAGCATTTGCAGTTAGATTCTTATCATATCTAACCTCAGCACTTATTATAGCATAGTAGTTTGGTTGTTCTTTCATTGTTTTTAGTTTTAGTTATTTTTTGGGATCTCTAATTCATAGCACTCTGTATAGGTGGACATTACTACAGCCCACTTACTTACCTGCTCGTGAGTAAACCAACAAAATCTTGCGTATAAAGCGTTCAATGGCTGTATGAATAGATAGTGTGTAATTTTCTTTTTAGGATTGTTATGGGCTTTAAAATTAACTCTAAGAGTATCTCCACCACTTTTTACACCCTTAACATCAATGTAATTTAATTCACCAATACCTTCCAAAATTAAGTCAGCCTCAACAACTGGTCTTTCCTCAAGTAGTGGTGCAGCCTTGTATCTTATGCCTTTATTGTTCTCCATCAGATGCCTTGCAATAAGTTCTGCAAATATTCCTAACTGAGATATAGAGTGTTCTTGATTTCCTCTATATTTTTCTGTGTTTTTATTATAAAAATCAGCAGATAACATACTCCTTACCTTAGCAAGTTCATCAGATAGTTTGATGAAAGTGCTAGGATAAGTTGTTTTCTTCCATTTAATCATTAGAATGGCAAGTCATCATCACCAGTTGTTGATTTAACTTTCTTAGTTGATGTTTCTTTATCAGTTGGTGGTTCATAAGTATTTACATACGCATAATGAGTTGCACCTTTTTCAGATGGTTCTCTCCTTTCTGTAATCACCATAGAAATCCAACCATTCTTTGAATTTGCTTGTAGTTCATCCATTTTTAAATTAGCAACCATCATTGTACCATACTTCGTATCAATATTTTTGATACTACTTGGTAAGTAAACCTTCTCTTTCTTGTCTGTCATTTTTTAATTTTTTAATTTTATATAATTTAGTTAATGATTCGTTTATTTTATTTAATTGAGTTTCTAATCCTAATATCTCCTCATCCACCTCAACTTCAATGATTCTATTTTCTACCCTTCTAAAAGTATCAGAATCTTGAGGATAATTATTGTAAAAGAACTCAAACTTTCTTGTGTGATGTATAATGGATGCATGGTGTAAATTAGTAACCTGTCCTATTTCACTAAGAGTTAATGCAAACATCTCTCTTAATATATAGATATACATCCTTTTAGCAAATATAATGTTTTTCTTTCTACTACCCAAAAACATTTCTTCTTTATTAATGTCGTAAATTTTTGCTAATTCTTCTGTGATTATATTGTGGTAATAATCGCTAAACTTTAATCTTCTTCTTTTCATTTTTTTATAATTTTAATTTAAGTCGTACACTATTGTATCAACTATGTCTTGTATATTTAATCCAATAAAGTCTGCTAATGTCTTAGCGTGAATAAATCTAATTGATGTTGGATTCTCTATAAACTTTCTACTTGTAGCATAATTAACCCCAAGTATCTTACAAAGTTTTAAATTAGATATACCATATATTCTTAGTAAAGCCTCAAACTCATTTCTGGATTCTCTGATTTGTACTAATGAATATTTATTTGTCATCTCTTTTTATGTATTTTTCAATATTAGATTTCTCAACTTTAAATTTAGTTTTACCAATATGATAAAAATCTATAAGTTGTATTTCATCTAACATCTTCATCATATCATCTTCAACAATCTCACCTAAAATGTGTTTCTTGTTCCATATAATATAAGTGTAGGATTTTAAAAAGTGATTATGAATCTCTATGTCCAAATACTCCATCTTTGAACATTTTTTCCCATTGTTTTCTTGTGTCTTTTTCATATCTGTTTTCATATATTTTAGTTATTATTTCTTCTGCTTCTAGTTCTGTTAAATCATTTATTCTTCCTAGAATATCAGATTTCATTCTTTCCGTAAAAGACGTTAGATCAATATTACTCTCAATGATAAGCCATTGGGTATGTGTAATACCACTAGGCTCACCATCAAGAAGATTATCCATCAAATCATCATTCATTAGTCTACAATCTCATCTTGTCCAAACACTCCTTGCTCATAGAATCCTGCAATCTTTAAAACAACTCTACTCATTGCTCTCTTTTCTGCCATAGCAACAGGGAACTTCTTACCACCTCCCATTAAGTTATTATCAGATGCTTCTCCGAAACTCATAGCGTTCTTAACCTCGTTACCAACTTTCATTGATGCTGCTGCTCTTAATACGCATATTCCTTTTTCAGTATCCATATTGATTACCTCGTAAGCAACTGTAATATTGTTTCTTGATACAATCTTATCAATTCCTGTTCTAGTGATAATTACAAACCCTCTCTTGTCCTTGTAAATATCTTCTTCAGTTAAACCATTTTCTTTGTAAAGCCTTCTTAAAGCCTCTTTTCTAGTTTCAACAATTGGTTCAGGTTGTTTTCTTAGTTTTTCTTGCATTGTTTTTTTTGACATTTTGTTATTATTTTGATTATTATTATGATATTGTTCTGCAATATCGGTTAGCGTGTTAATTTCTTGTGATTGTTCTTGCATTTTCATTTGCATAAATTCTTCTTTCATTCTTCCCATAATTGTTTATTGTTTTAGTTATTAATTGAGGCAAAGATATAAAATTGGAATTACCCACCAAAAGATTTTTAACAATTTTTAGATAAATGTTTACCTACTAGGTTAAAATTATTATATTGAGAAGAATAAAACTATTATAATTAATAGAATATAGAACAAAGAAAGTTTAGTTGAGTCTTTTAGTTTCATTAAAAAAATATTAAAAGTAATGCACCAAACGAGCCACCTGTCCACTTGTTTTTTCGTGCAAAAATCCTTCAACTGCTTTAGGAACTCCAACATATCCTTTTCTTGAGTGCCAACTATCAGTTCCTGATGG